AGAATGAACATATTTGCAGTTATATTTTTTTGCTAAATCAGAGTAATCTACTCCACCATCACAAATTAAAGTATAAGGAGCATCTGGATAAAATTTTCTAAACTCTTGTAGAATAAACTCTGTTGCTCTTTTATTTTCATACACTGTATGAAAGCATCCAAAAGTCATATCAATTACCTTCCTTTCTATAATAGGGTTCAATGTCGTCTCTATACAACCAGAACCAATGTGGTTCTCCTGGAGGAGTTGGTTGTACATCTGGTATCATTCCTTTAAAATCATAACTAAATGGAGCATTATAAAAACTGAAGCACTTTGGATTATTCAATCCAATCCACTTTTCAAAATTCATTCTTTGAATTGGTCCAAAATCTCTATTGTCATTTGGAAATCTATCTCTTGTAGGATGAATTAAAGTTTTAATATAATCTGCTCGTGCCCACCAAAAGTTTCCACTCATATGAGGCCAAGGATCTAAACAATAATTTACACCAGAAACTTGATATTCGTCAAGTTTCTCTACTGCTTCTTCCCATCGATCAAGAATTCCCCATTCCATTTGATGTCTCCAACTATTCACTGCTCTAAACTTACGATCAGAATAGTGATCTCGAACTCCACACATATGACTGATTCCTTTTGTATGAAGATAAGCAACTGCTTTTAAATCTGGATTAAAATGTGATTCTTCATATACTCTTTTTAAAGTAAATCCTTCATATTCACTTTCATCAATCGAAACATCAAGAATACTTATCCAATCATAAATGGAAACATATTCAGCAATTCGATTTGCTTGTGGTCCATTGATTGCACAGTAAATAGAAGCACTTTCTGGAAGACCACTGCGATAAATTCTTTTAAGTTGTTCATCTACCATCAATTTCCAAAGATCCGTTCCACCAGGACTCCAAATATGATAGTAAACTGATAATTTTTTAGTCATAGTTATTGATTATGATATTGTTGATTGTTTTTAGAGATATGTGTAATTTTTTCTTCAAAATCACAATATTGCTTATAATCTTCTGGATAAGCAAATGATGGAGAAAGTGTATGAACTTTATCTTTATTTGTGATGAAGAATTTATTAAAATATGATTCTTCATACCACACTGGTGTAGTATTTTTTTCTTTATCTTCTTTTGTCCATTGATCTAAAAGTTCCATCATTTTAATAATTTCTGGAACTTTGCCACCCCACAAACATCCTTGATAATAAACAGAAGTATCCATATCTTCCGTAATGCAAGCATTTGATAGTGGATTTACATCAAAAGATCCTGGAAACTTATTGTGAGGAGAAAGTTTTAAATAAGCACAAGGATGATGAACACCAATATAATCTTTAGAATCATCTAAAAATTCTTCAACAGAAACAAACTGTTTGACTATCATATCGGCATCAATAGATACAAACCAATCGCATTGATTGATAATATCTTTTGCTCTCAAAATTGTTTCAAACGTTTTATAAAAAACTTCAGGCCATCCAAAATGTTCCGTTTCAATTTTAGTCACATCTTCTGGGAAATCACCTTCTCCATCAGTAAATACAATAAACTTTTTTTCTACTCCTGGAAGAAAATTATCTTGAATAGACTCATACCAATTTGGAAGAAAATTCAAATAATTTCCTGTTCCAAAAAATGAAATAGCAACTTTCATAATGACTTCAAAGATTTTACTTGTTTAATTATACCACTATCAATTGAATATTTACATTCCCAATTGAAATATTTTTTTACTTTTGTGGTGTCTATGTTTATGTATGAAGGTTTTGAATTCTCATTTTTATATGTAATAATTGGAGAAACATAAAGAAGAATTTTTTTTAATAATCCTTGAATTGAAATAGAATTGGAACTACCAACCAAAAATAAATTATATCCACTCAACTCTGTTTGTACTGCTTTTATTATCAAACTAATCAAATCATTTACATGAATAAAATTAACTGTTTCTTCAACATTTGAAGTTATTGTAATATTATCACTTACAATGAGTTTATCTATTAATCCATTTACTCTGTTTGGTGTAGGATCTCCACCATAAACATTAGTGACTCTAAAAATTATACTTGAAAAATTATTTGTCCTATGAAGTAATTTAATATAATTTTCTAAAAGTAATTTATGTGTACCATAAATTGATTTTGGATTTGGTAATGAATTTTCATCACTTATGATATTGAATTCAGAACTATGCAAATCACCAGCAGTGGAAAGAAAAATAATTTTTCCATTTGGATTTGTTTTCAAATAATTTTGAAAAATTTGAAAAGGAATTAATACATCATTTTGAAGGGATGCTTCCAAATCTACAAAATTGTTCCTTGGTGTAATTGATGAAGACAAATGCACCAAAGTGGAATTTGGTAAAAATTCTACATCTGGAACTTGATTGCGATAAGAAATTGGAATATAGTTACTAATATTTTTAACCAATTCTTTACCTATTAATCCATTAGATCCAGAAACATAGATCATTAAAGAATCTCCCAACCATCACAATAAATGTCTTTTGTATTGTGATGAGAATAAGCAGATCCAAACCACATCTTAGGTGCAATGACCTTTTTATTTGGATTTTGAATCAACCAAGCACCCCACCAACTCATACTGCTATTAGCAATTATAGCATGGTCACATAGAGACATCAAGCACAAATCTGTATAAGGAACCAAGGCTCCATCAGAATACTTATCTTCTGGTTCAGATAACATAAACCGATCTGGTGCAAAAAATTCTTGCTCTTTGCACCATTCAATTGAATCTGAAAATACAAGAATAGGCATATCCTCTGGAAGATGTTTAATTGCTTCCTCATAATACTCTAACGGTTGAACTGGATGCTGATCCGAACAGTTCACATAAGCCCATTTAAATCCCCTGCGATCTACAAGATTTGGATCACCTCGACGAACGTGAAGAAAAGCAATTTCTTGCCCCTCAAATTCTTTTCTAAATTGCAAACAAGGTTCTAACCATTCTTTTTTGAAAATGAAGTCTTGACGGATTTGTTCTTCAATTTCCTTAAAATATTTTTCAGATTGAAAATACCCAACAAGTGTTACATTGTCAGGACAAGTATTATGAAACTCTTCACTATAATGAAAATGTGGTTCTCCAACTGATGGAAGATTTGCTACACCAGTAAAAGATTTAATATCAAAAGCATCTCCAAGTCCATAATTATCAATTCCTTGTACATCAAAAGGAGGAACGCAATAATCAAATCCTCTACGATGTGCAATGCCCTTTAAAGCAGCATATTGAAACATTTGATTTCCAAGTCTACCATTATTACCAAGTTGATTACATGCTAACATAATTTTTCTCCATTTCTTTAAATACTTTAACAATTCCCTGTTCAATAGTAGTCTTTGGAATCCACCATTTAGAAAGATACATATCTGGACGATTCTTTTTATCCATTTGAACACTATCTTTTTCAGTAGATGGTTGCAGTTTCACATCATACTTACCGATTAGATTAAATTGCCCAACAATCATATTTGCAATATCAATAATCTTAGTTGGATGGTAACTTGTAATATGAAGATTATCTTCTGAAGTGAAATCAGTATAATTCTCCATAATAGATTCAAGTGCTTCACAACAATCTTCAGCATAAAGAAACTCTCGTTCCTCTTGACCATCAGTAAGCATATCAATCACACCAGTCTCAAAACCTTTACGGATGAAGTCTGTAATGACATGAGATTTTTCATGATCCTTTTCAATCCCATAAACATTCCAGAACTTAACGATCAGTCCGTTAAGTGATTTGGTATAAAGTTCACCAACGTTCTTGAGAACTCCATATGGAGAATAACTCATATTACTCATCTGAGATGAAGCAAAAACAAATCTCTTATTATACTTTTGAAGAAGACCAAAAGCATTTGCCATCAAACGAGCATTGTTATCAATAAACTGGAAAGTATGTTGATACTTTTTAAGATAACGAGAACCACCAACATCAAATGCAAGAAAGAATACAAAGTCTGCAGTCTCAATTGCATTCTCAAGATATTGATTTGGAATCACAGTCATATCATGATTAGGAGTTTCTACCTTATCAAAATCAATGACAGTATGTCCTTTTTTACGAAGATACTCCGAAAGGTAGGCACCAATTTGCCCACTAGAACCTAAATTTAAAATTTTCATTTTATATTTTCTACGATTTGAAGAATGCCTTTACACCTATTTAAATAAGTATGATCTCTTTTTATAATTTCCATTTGATGTACAATTAAATCTTTATTATACTGATTTTCCATTCCAAGATCAAATATTTCTTGAGCATCTTCAGAAACCAAAAGACTATCATCAATAAAGTGTTTAAGATAGAAAGAATCCGAAACAGTAAGACAACCATAACTAATTGCCTTTAAAACACGACATGAAACATACCAATTATCTTTTTGTTCCTGTGGTCTAAAATCTGGAACAAACATCGATTCTTGAAGAATCCTAATATGTTCCTGATCAGTCGCAGGATTAATATTAGGATTATAATGATTAAATGTAATATTTTTATTTTTTACAATATCAATAAAATCTTGATGAAGAGGTTTGGAATTTGGACGAGGAGAATGAATAGTACCAACAAAATTATATTCATTATTTCTCTGTTTATTAGCCCAATCAAAATCAATTTCATCAGGAAGCAAATTAGTTGCCCAACTAAAATAAACAACATTATAAGGTTCTGGTGCTTGAGTATCAAAAGTAACTCCTTTTTCAACTTCAATATACCTATCACCATCTGGAATTGGTTTTTTGAATTCAGCAACTCGATAATTCACAAGACACTTGACCTTACCAAGATACTTATCTACATTTGTAAATTTATCATAAGAAAAATAAATTCCAGTATCAATAACAGGAACATTCCAGTCAAGTGGGCCTTGATTATCTACAAAAAAAATACAATCCGAGTAATCAAACTCTAATTTGGAAGGATAATTAGAATCACTAAACCAATATGTTTCACAACCCAATCTTTCAAATGCTTTTTTCATTCCAGCATAGATGTAAGAAAAAGTTTGATATGGTTTATTTTCTACCCAAAATACAATCTTTTTCTTCACCTTGTTGCCTCCATATCACCATCACACATTTCTTTTACAAGATCGGCAAAAGAATACTTAGGATTCCAACCAATCTTATTCTTGGTATAAGTAGGGTCTCCAACAAGAGAATCAACTTCTGCAGGACGATAGAATTCAGGATTAACTTTCACCAAAACTTCATCAGTTCCTTTAATTGTTGCAATCTCCTCTACACCTTTACCACTCCACTCAATATCAAATCCAATGTGCTTACATGAAATCTCAACAAATTCACGAACAGAATGTTGTTGCCCCATAGAAACAACATAATCGTCAGGAGTGTTATGCTGAAGCATCAACCACATTGCTTCCACATAATCTTTTGCATGTCCCCAATCACGTTTTGCATCCATATTGCCAAGTTCCAATGGTAGACTACGTTTACCATTCTTAATCTCTGCAAGAGTTTTAGTGATCTTACGAGTCACAAAAGTTTCTCCACGACGAGGACTCTCATGATTAAAGAGAATACCATTACATCCAAAGAGACCATATGCTTCACGATAGTTTTTAGTAATCCAATGAGCATAAAGTTTTGCTACACCGTAAGGAGATCTTGGATGAAATTTTGTACCTTCACGTTGAGGAATTTCTTGAACAAGACCATACATTTCTGAAGTGCTTGCCTGATAAAACTTGGTCGTATTAATCATGCCAAGAATTCGTAGTGCTTCAAGAATACGACAAACACCTAAAGCATCTACATCAGCAGTATAAAGTGCATTGGAAAAAGATACTTTTACATGACTTTGTGCTGCAAGATTATAGATCTCATCAGGACGAGTTTCTTGAATGATGGATGTAATATTTGAGAAATCAGTTAGATCTCCGTAATGCAAAGTGATCTTAGGATTACCTAAAAGATAATTAATTCTATCAGTACAATCTGATGTTGAATTTCTACGAATAATTCCATGAACTTCATATCCTTTACTCAAAAGTAAGTCTGCAAGATATGATCCATCTTGTCCGGTAATTCCGGTAATAAGTGCTTTCTTCATGTTAATAGTGAACTTGATAGTCTATAGGATTTGTTTTAATTTTATTATTTTTGATATGATGTTTAAGAAGAAGTTCATTACACCAATATCCATCAACTTCATTTGATTGTCGGATGAGTTGGCCTATTTGATTGTATACTCCACAAAAAACATTCATAGTGTTTGTTGATCCCATACCAAACCAATCACTAATCATACCATCAGGTTGATATAAATCTTGATATATTAGTGTACAATCATCTATTGAAATCTCATTCAATTTTAGCATTACATGAGGAGAATAGTCAATTCTATTTCGAATTACTAAATCATATTCAATTCCGATTTCTGTTGAATACTGTTCTTTCAAAAGATTTGACATCATAATACTATAGAACATACTATTTGTAGTATCACAAATGTAATCCTTTGCTACTTCTAATCCAGAAGGAACTTCAAGTGCCCAAGTATGCGAATGTGTGAAAACCTTATCAGGAAACTCATATCTCTTTGACCACTTTTTTGGTTTCTCAACCATAATGCGTTTTGGTTGATAATAATGAACCAATTTATCAATTGCTTGAGGATCTAACCTATGAGATTCTCTGCCAGGAATGACAGAATTTGTACTAAGATTTTCAGGATCAAACCAAGTATGAATGAACACATCAACATCATTGTACTGAAGAATTGATTGGTTTAGTTTTTGAAACCCAATGTCAACTACTCTTGGTTGGCCGGATAAACATAATGCTACTTTCATAATTCTCGGGGGAAATCGTAGATGTCATTTAAATTTTTTCACACAATCACTGCATACAGCAAAAAATCTTTTGCTGTATGCTACAGTATCATTATCTTGGTTATTTGGCAAGTCAAATAATTCTGGCATTACAATAACAGAATTATTTCCAAATAATTGTCCAGGATAAGTCCAAATATAACCTTTACTAGTCAAAGTATACTTATCGTTTTCATGCCAAAAAAAGTTAAAATCTATTGGAGTATTACAAAAAATATCCAAAGATTCAAAATCTTTACAATGAATCCAAAGTTTATCTTTTCTTTTAACTAACCAAGTCATAGGAACATAATATTGTGGTTCATCATGTCCCAAATAAAACTGATGATCTTCACATCTTACATCAATCTCAACATCATATCCATCTACAATTGCTGCTTCAATGTATTCTGGATTATTTTCTTCTAAAGGATTTGACCCAGAGATATTTCCTCTATGTGCTATCAGTTTCATATTATATACTTATCCGAAGGAATAGATGGCCATCTCACTACTATAAGATCAACATCACTCAAGAACTCAACATCAGAAATTTCCTTTGGTTCATAAATCCACATATTACCTGCATTCAAATGCTTTCCAGATACTATTAGTTCACCTTTTACAATGTAGTTAAGTTCATTGGTGACTGCATGATAATGAGGAAATGTTTCACATCCTTTTTTATGTTTATGATGTGCAACTTCAAAAAATGGATTTTTGAAAATAGATGGTTCAAAGTTCCCAACAAACCATCCTAATTTAAAGTCAACAATATTTGCTTGAATCATTTTTCCAACTCCTGAATACGAACCTGATGACGACCACCATCAAAACTATGAGTAGAGCATATTTCCAAATACTTATCCATTTTTTCAATAGTATAATCTTTTGCAGGAATTGCAAAGAAGTTTGCACAATTATGACGAATGGCCATTTCCATAGCAAACTCATCATAAATCAATGCTGAACGAATACCTTTATACTTGTTAGCACAGATGTTTACACCTTGGCCAGTTCTACAAAAACCAAATCCATAATTACAATCACGTTCGGCAATTGCCTTAACTGCCTGTGCAATGTAATCTCTATAATCACAGTCTTTATTCAGTATTGTACCGAAGTCAATATACTCAAGATTATGGTTTTCAAGAATATACTTGAATTCTTCTTTTGCTTCAAATCCAGAATGGTCTGAGCAAATTGCAATTGGTTTATCACCAATCTTACGAATAACATTTTCTTTGTAAAAATGAAACTCATCAGGAGTTCCAAATACATGCATTTTATTTACATCTGAGGTGACAATCTTTTTACCATCATCAATAAGAAGATTATACAAAGGTGCAATGTAGAACTCATTCTTGGTTCTAATATCCTTTGCAATCATTTCTCTAGCATACTTACAGAAATCGGATCCTTTCATAAATCCATAAATTCCCACACAAGCATTAGAACTAATTGCTTTCTTCTCGGCAGTTCTCTTTACATATCCATCTTGATCAACATCGGCATAACTATAGTTTGCAGAGTTTGATTTGAATGTCAAAAGGAGTCCATCTGCATCCAAATCATTCATAGTATGTGGATCAAATACTGGACGAAATTCAATATCCAGAGTATGAATCACAAGAGGTGCATCATTATCAATATACTCCTCTGCATACAAACAACTACACACAGATCCATCAGTAAGTTTATCAAGAATCACAATCTTAATATCTTCACCAAACTTTTTCTTTAGAAGTTCATCAATATGGAAATTATAGACAGTTTCATCTCTAACCACAAAAATTAAATTGCAATCTTCATAATTCAAACAGTCAAGTGAAATATCAATTAAGTGTTTGTCTTTAATATTGATTAACTGTTTTGGTACTTTAAATCCTTCTTTAATAAATCTACTACCAAGTCCCGCCATCGGAACAAGAACATTTGGTTTCATATTGAATTCCTAATAATTTCAGTCGTTTTTAAATGAGCAAATTCAATCCAGTTATGGATGTCTCCCACATTCCTTAGTAATTTATATAAGAAGCAAGAAGCAAATGTATCACCAGCACCAAGAACGTTCACTCCCTTTAGTATAAATTCTTCTGGTAGTTTATAGAAGAATTCATTCTTTCCATTTGATACAACGCTTCCTGACGAACTATGAAGTACTACATATCCTTTTGTTGCGTTCACATAATCAGATAAATCCCCATCAATATCTTCATCAGAAATGAAGAGATAATCAACATACTTAAGTAAATCTTTATTCAATGATTTTCCAGGACATGTATCTGCAGTGATAATACCATCCAGAGCAGGAATAAAATCATAAATAGACATCTCATTTAGATAGATGAGATGATGAACTTTTGATTCAAAAATCTTTGCTTTGTGTTGCACAAGATTTAAGTTTGCCTTTGAATATCTTTGCGCTGCTGGTTTATCAATATAAACAAGTGCTTGACCTACATCAATCGGAGAGAGTCCAATATTTAATGTCGAATCAATCTCAAGCAACGATTTCCAAACATTTGCCATTGATCCTAAACTTTTCTTTTCAGTACCACCAACAAGAATCGTATCAATAGTCAAATGACCATAAAGTGAAATGTCTTTCATCAAAACTTTTCCTTCAAGTCAAGTTCATAAATTTTAGTCATTACTTCATCATAAGGAACAACAGGAATTACTCCATCAATTTCCAATTGATCAAATAATTGCATAATAACATTTTCACCTGCTTTACAGTAAAGTGTATTTGAATTCTGTTTTACAATTATTGGAGAATCCAAAAGACAATAAGGATGTCCTACTGATTTCATAATATTGACATCAAAAAGATCATCTCCGAGATAAAGAACTTCTTCTGCAAGACAATTGTAATCGTCAAGAATTTCTGTAAGATAATTTACTTTATCTTTATGAAATCCTTCGCCACGATTCACTACAACAGGAAGATTTCTATTCTTAAGAATAATCTCATTATAAGGATCACCAGTTATAAAAACAACTGGAATTCCAATAGCACGAAACCTTTTAATTGCAGTCCAATCCTTATCACAGAAAAGTTTAAGAACTACTTTCCCATCATGATCATAATATTTGGTGCCATCAGTAAGAACACCATCCACATCAAGGATTATAAGTTTAATCATAATTTAAATGTTTTTTTAATTTCTTCAATTAATTCTGCATTATTTGAAGCAACTCCCAATCCACAAGAATTAGTAAAGTTGACTTTTGGAAGTTCAAGTTGAGAAAAGAACAATCCAACTCCATTTTGATTTGAAATAGTATCGTGAAATAATACGACTCCGTTTTCTTCTAAAAATGGAGACCAAGTATAACAATCATTTTTACAATTATCATAGTCATGAAGTCCATCAATATGAAGAAGATTGATTTCTTTATCCCAAGTTTTTGCTATATCATCAAAATATCCTTTAATAATTTCTAAATTATCAAGTTTTAATTTTTCTTTTACATCTAAAACAAATTGATAATCATCATCTTCTCTTGGACCGTGTTTTGAAACATCAAAACAATCAATACCAATTACTTTATTTTTAGTATTTAATGCAAGAAAAAAAGTCGAATATCCATAATCAACACCAAGTTCTACAGTTAATTGTGGTTTAATTTTATCCATCAACCAAACAATAAATTCATTGTGACTTTTTGGTGGCATATTCCATCCTGATGGAATTCCTCCTAAAATTTCACTTATATTATCATTTTCCAACGAACGAACATAATCCCTAAAATTATCTTTTTTATTTTCAATCCAAGAAAAGTTTTCAACCATTTAATTTCTCCAAAATTTGTTTTTCAATCCAATTATAGGTTTTGCTAATTCCTTCTTCAAGAGTTTGAGAATAATCCCACCCAAGTTTTTCACGAATCAAATCATTATTTGAATTACGTCCACGAACTCCAAGAGGTCCATCAATATGATTTTTTTCTACTTGTTTGTTAGCAACTTTTGCAGCAATATCTACTAATTTATTAATTGTTACCATTTCTTCAGAACCAATATTGACTGGTCCAATAAAATTGGAATCCATCAAACGACGAGTTGCTTCAATGCATTCATCGATATAAAGGAATGAACGAGTTTGTTCACCGTCTCCCCATACTTCAACAGTTCCTCCTACTTCAGGAAGTTCTGCAACTTTACGACAGATAGCTGCTGGAGATTTTTCTTTTCCTCCAGTCCAAGTTCCTTCTGGTCCAAAAATATTGTGATATCTAGCCACACGTACAGGAATACCATAATTCCTATTATAAGCAAAATACAAACGTTCCGAAAAAAGTTTTTCCCATCCATATTCACTATCTGGTCCTGCTGGATATGCATCATCTTCTTTTAATCCAGGATTATTTGGGTCTAATTGAATGTGCTCAGGATACATACAAGCAGAAGAAGAAAAGAAAATTTTGGTTTCATTTTTTCCAATTTTTTCATTCAAATTCTTAACTGAGCATAACATATTTAAATTTATTTTTGCTGAATTATTCATCACATCAGCATCGTGATCCCCAGTAAAAATATACCCAGCTCCACCCATATCAGCAGCAAACTGATAGATTTCATCAAATGAATTAATATAACGATAAGAAACTGAATGATAGAAGTTACCTCCATATCCTTTAAATTCAATAACTTTTTCAGTAAAAAGTTGATCAGTTAAATTTCCTAAAATAAATTCATCTGCTAAAGTTTTTGAATGTTCAGGTAGTTTTACATCAACACCACGAACCCAATAACCTTCACTTTTTAATCTTTTAACCATATGACTTCCAATAAAGCCACCAGCACCAAGAACAAGTGCCTTTTTAATGTATTGACTCATAAAAATATCAAACTCCTATATTATGTATTATAGCATAAAATATCCAATCCTTCATCTAAAGTATACTTTGGATCAAATCCAAGGGATTTAAGTTTATCTACATTTAAAGAAAAATTCTTTGCTTGAACCATTTTGTAAAATTCTGGGGTTTCAATATCAATTAATTTACTTTCACTATTAAGTTTTTCTTTAAGTTTTTCAATAATGGTTCTAAATTGAATTGGATTTCCACTTGCAATATTATAAATTTCGTTTGTATTTCCGTTATCCATTACAAGTTTCAAAGCACGGCAAACATCATCTACGTGCATATAATCTCGAAGAACTTCACCATTATCATAAAGAGTAATATCTTTATTTTGTCTCATTAAAGAAACCATATATCCAAGAACATTTTTCTTTGGTGATACAGTTTTATCAGTTCCATAAAGATTAGCTAAACGCATAATCCGATATTTAACACCAAAAGTATTACAAAAAGAAATAAGAAGTTGTTCTGCCGTTCTCTTTGTAATAGAATAAAATCCTCTTGGATTTGGATTATCTGTTTCTTTTGCATCGATAATATCTGGACCATAAACAAATCCAGCACTCACATAATTAAAAACAATATTTTTATCTTTACAGTAATGAAGAACATCCATTAAAACATTTAAATTTGTATTAATGTCAATATGAAGATCTTCATAAACATTATAATTTGTAGTTGTACTAATAAAATAGAGAATATCTTTTGTTACTGGTGGTCTTGAATCTCTTGGAATTTTGAAAACTTCATCAGGATAAAGATTGCAAAATGCCTCACCAATAAATCCAGTAGATCCATAAACAGAAATTTTATTCATATTTTTCACACTCCTTAAAAGTTTTTCCAATTATATCTTTATCGGAAAGAATTGGTTCATTATCAAGTCCCCATTCAATTCCTAGATCACTATCATTCCAAAGAAGAGTCCTATCATATTCTGGATAATAATAATCTGTGGTTTTATAACAAAACTCTGCAGTATCAGTTAAAGTATAAAATCCATGAGCAAAACCAGGAGGAACCCATAGTTGCAAATTATTTTCAGATAATTTAATTCCAAACCATTTCCCAAATGATGAAGATGATTTTCTTAGATCGACGATCACATCAAACACTGCACCAGAAATGCACCGAACAAGTTTACCTTGTGCGTGCTCAATTTGATAATGAAGTCCTCTCAAAACTCCTTTAGCAGATTTAGAATGATTATCTTGAACAAAATTGCTTACACCAGTAATTTTTTCAAATTTTTTTAAATTAAAAGACTCCATAAAAAATCCACGATCATCTTCAAACTTTTTGTTTGTGATGACATAAGCATCTTTAAGATTGGTTCCTATTGCGTTCATACCATTCAATCGTTTTTTGCAATCCTTGTTCTAAATTAAATCTAGGTGACCAACCAAGTTCTGTTTGAATTTTAGTAATATCAGTTGAATATCTACGGTCGTGTCCTGGACGGTCTTGTACGTATTCTATCATATCTTCATCCTTTCCCATAACGTCAAGAATCTTTCTTATTAATTCAAGATTTTTGACTTCACATTCTCCACCAATATTATACTTTTCTCCAAACTTTCCTTTTTCTGTTACAACTGAAATTGCTTCACAATGATCTTGAACATATAACCAATCACGAATTTGTTGTCCATCACCATAGATAGGAACTTTATTTCCCATCATTAAATTTTTAATTGTTTTTGGAATTAACTTTTCTTCGTGTTGTCTTGGTCCATAATTATTAGAACAATTTGTAATGATTGCTGGCAATCCATAAGTGTTATAAAACGACATTACAAAATGATCACTTGCTGCTTTTGATGCTGAATATGGATTTCTTGGATTATAAGTTGTTGTTTCTGTAAATTTACCTTCTTCAATTGAACCATAAACTTCATCAGTTGAAATGTGAATAAATTTCTCCACTTCATACTTCATTGCAAGAGTTAAAAGTTTAATTGTTCCATTAATATTCGTACTAACAAATTCAGAACAATCTTTAATTGAATTGTCTACGTGACTTTCTGCAGCAAAATGATAAATGGTTTTAATTTTATTTTGTTCAAATACATAATCCGAATGATTAATATCAAGTGGATACAAATCAATATCTAGACCTGAAATGTTTCCATAATCAGCAGCATAAGTCATTTTGTCAATACAAATGATTTTTTCACTTGTTCTTTTTTTCAAATGATGAATAAAATTACTACCAATAAATCCGCACCCACCAGTTACTAAAATTGTCATAATTAATTATCTTTAATAGAATACTTTTCTAAAATTTCTGGAGAATACTGTTCTATTACATTTTCTTCTGATTTTTTTAATCTTTTTTGCTCTTCAAGATGATGAACTCTATTTCTAATTTCAGTTGAAGAATACTTATGTCTTCTCAAATGAAAGAACAATTCTATTCCATTATCAATGCAATATTGTTTTGCAGTAAAATCTCTATCTTTATATTCTTCACTCAAAAATCGTATGTGAATTGTTTGCGATTGAATCAAATTAAGAAGATCTTCTTCTGTTTCATATACAAGGATTTCATCAACATATTTACATCCTTGAAGTTGAACATAACGTTCATATGCAGATTGTACTGGTTTATTTTTAATCCCAGGACGATCAATTGTTGGATCAACTTGAAGAGCAACTTTCAAATAATCACACAATTCTTTTTCCATTTTAAGCATTGTGACGTGTCCTGCGTGGAACAAATCAAACGAACTACAATTAAAACCAACTTTCATATATAAAAATAATTTTATTTTATTATACCAAAAAAGGAGAGTTTATGCAACTCTCCCATTAGGTCTTTCATGCACGCCACCAATTCTTTGACTGGAAATTGGAAACCAGGCGGGAGAGAGTCCCATCCGCACCA